GTAAACTGGTTAATAGTGTAACGCTTATCTCTAATAATTACTCTATCGTTTACTTTTAAATTAGTTAAAAGGCTAATTGGTAAAACTCCTGTTAACTTAAATATTCTAGACTTAACACCAAAAATATTATTAAGATAGTTAGAATAGTAATTGTTAAATAACGATTGATTTTCAATACTACCTGTATAGGTTGATTGCTCTGCTCCAAAGTTAAGCGTATAATCTACCGAGCTAATTAAAGTATCTTGACCAAATATATTTGCAGTTGTATGGTTGGTAGTAGAATTACCATCGTTAAAATGATAATTAGACACCGTTTGAGTAGAGCCATAATCGTATAATATAACTGGCTTCGGAATATAAGGTATAAAGCTAGGTTTCATTGCGTATGCTACTTGTAAGTTAGTTCCTGTAAACTTATTATGTAGTATTGTTTCAAATGGAAGCTCTACCGTGTATTCTTCGCCATCGTTATCTAGCTCATATTACAAATCGCCATAAGGAACTTTTGAGCGTGACATAAACTCAACGTTTAAAAACGATTCAGCTTGTTGATATTTAAAGTTTACCTTTTTGTAAGCCTTACTTCGTTCTATGTCAAACACATCATTTACAATATACTGAGTCAAGTCCCTAGTAGTTCCACTTGCGTACCATCCTTCTAATTGCTCAATTCTAAACACTCCTGTCGTGTCTGAATAGCAAGTCAAATTAAACATTTTAAGAATACCACTAAAAAATTCTTCGATTGTCATCTCTGGCATATATTGAGCCAAGTCTAATGTCGTTGTAGTAGTCTGTGTAGTTGATTGCGTTACCGTTAAATCAGTAACTTTAGTGTAAGTGCCTCCTATTAAAGTTCCTGTTTCATAATAGTAAACCGAAGTAAATGATATCGCTGCGGTTGATGCAATATAAAACGTATAAGCTCCTGATTCTTCTAAAGGAACTTCAAGGTACATCGGGGAATTTTGCGTTAAATAACTTTGAGAATTTACTACAACTCCATCACGATAAACATAAAAGAAAAACTCTTTAGCATCTTGTCCTACACTAGGAACGCTAAATGTAATTGTTATATTCGATTGCGATTGGTATTCTGGTGCGCTAGGCTTTATATAATTAAGCGTATCGCTAAATACGTTAAATATACCTTGTGTTCCAGTAGTCGATGTATTTGTTTGAAAATTTAACTTATTAGCTACAGTTTTTAATTCAAATAAATCACTATTTTTTAACCACAAGAAAGCTCTTGTAAATCTTGTATCGTTTAAAAAATCTCCTTCAAAAGTTACACCTAAACTAGAAGCAATTGCATCAAATACTTTCCTAACTCTAATTGCAGGAAATAAATCGGTGTGATAAATTGGATGCTGGTTTTTAGAAATATCCCAATTTAATCTAGTAGTTCCGTTTGTGCCATAAGCCCACACGTTATTAGAAGAAATTAAAGGGAACATTACATCGTTACCAGCTCCAGCTATAACACGATTCTTTACAACCGTACCAGTATAGCTAAAGTTGTATGCACTTAAATCTAAGTCTTTTAAAAACTTACCTCCAAAAGAATCTTTTAAAGATACCAAAGAACCAAAGAAAGTAATTTGATAATTATCTATTTTGCCATCCTTATAGCTTGCTTTCTCAAGTTGTATAGTTCCTTTTCTGAATGCTGAATAATCTAATTCGATATAACCACTTTTTCGTGTTCTAGCATCAAAACCATTATCTACAGAGTTCTCGTACCAATGTTTAAAAATTTGATTGTTATGAGGTGTAGCTGGGATAGTAAAAGACTGACTAAAGTCTGTAAATACTTTAGATATATCGTTAACGTTTTGGATATTACTTGTAACGCTTATTTTCTCGTCATCAAATAGCTCTATCCTTTGTGGCTCGTTACTTGCATCGTAAATATAAAGTAGAACGTTAATCATTAAACTACATCGTTAATAAGTGAAAAAGCGTAATCGAATTGAATCTCGTAATTTATGTTCTTATCCTTTAAGCTAGTCTTTAAATCGGTAGCGGTTGTCTTTACTTCTACTGGCACTCCATCTAAAAGAATCGTCTCAGCTAGAAGCAAGTCTTGGATTAACTCATTGTAATTTTCTGGAATCCACCCAGTATTTAAAGTAATACTTTTGCTACCATTTATATTAAATGATTTTGTTTGCGCTCTTGCTACATTATAATTTACCGCATCTGGTAATAGTTTAAACGTAGTACCCATCGTTTGAATACTATTAGTTTGACTTTTAAAGAATGTTAAAAATTGCCATCCTCCATAACGGTTAATAAATTGACATTGAATCGGATTATACTTAGGCTCGCAAATTGGTGTTACGAAAATGGTTGCAATTGTATCTGTATATTCTCCAGTTGGCTTCCACAAAATTGTGCAAGTATTACCCTTATCAAACTTTAAGCTTGTTGTTCTTAAAGGAATCTTGTAAAGCTTTGCTCCATCTCTTGCAATAGTAACTACAACTTCGTTACGACCTCTTAAATCTTTGTAAGAAACTTGTAATACTGAAGGACTAGCATTGTTAGCCCAAACATTAATATATGGATAATTAGCCTCCGCAATACCTTCTTCGTAAAAATATTCAAGGTTTGTATTAACAAGAGGTAAAATAGTAGAAGTTGAACCAGATTGATTATAGCCTCCTGAGTAATTTGTATAGCCACCAGTCGAGTAATAAGTATTAGTATCTAATAACGTATAAACTCCTAAAGTAGCCTCCTTAAAACGCTTAACTTCTACGATTGCCATCATAGAGTTTGTATTATCGCTAGGTAAGATAGCTTCAATATACTCTTTAATGTAAGGCGCAATATTATAAACGTTCTTTCTATTAGTCGTAGATGCGATAGACTTAGTGAAAGTATAAGTAGCCGTACTTGGTCTCGAGTTTGGGTTATTCCAAATTCTAAGCTCTACCCTTGAACCTAGCTGGCTAGTTTCATTAATTTCTATAAAGTAAGGACTACGTGCGTAAAGTATCATTTTGTTTTTAAATTATAATCTATAATTGTATCTATATCTTGGCTAAATGCTTTCATTAAATCAATATCAATATATTTCATATATCCTTTTTCAAATGGCTTTGTAAAGAATAAACTAGGCTTTAACCCTTTAGCAAATATGCTTCTTGCAATAATAAAAGCAGTAGATTTATAACTTAAGAATCTACCAGTTTCTCTGTCTTTAAATTGAATCCGTTTCTGATTAACCCACTTTTCTATTCCATCAGTTAACCCACCTTTTCTACCTGTACCACTACCAAATTTAAAAGGACTATTAGGGGCTTTGGAACTGCTAAATTTACCTCTAACCCCTTTGTCTTGGTAAGCTCCGTGTTCGTCCATTATAAAGCCTACAATAGTGTAATTATCTTGGCTAACTATTTCTCCTTTAATGCTATTATATAAAGATTTTGAAACGTTCTTATTTTGCCTAGTTAAGTTTGCTCTGGCTTGAGAAATTACATAATTTTTAAACCTCTTAATAGTAGCTTCGGTTTCTTTTAATTCCATTAGCAAATAGTCATATCGTTTGGAATCATAACGTCAAACGTTAGCGTCCATCCAGCTACTTTGTTTTCAAATCTTTCTATACACGGCTCTGCGTTAGGTGCAGTTACAACTTGTACTAAATCAGAGAATAAAGACCCTCTCATTAATGCAGAAGTAAGTCTAGAGCCTAAAGCAAGTTGAGTATTTAAAACATCTTGCTCGTTATCATTGCCATCCCAAATATCAGTTACCTCCGCTTTACTTTCGTCTACTAAATCCATAAATAAAATTGATAGATTTAAAGTAGTTGTATTTTCGGCTAACTCTGCATTATTAACAATAATATGCGACAAAGGGAAAATCGTTTGCTTGTTTAAATCTACTTTAAAAATATCCCCAATAGTAACGGTATTAATAACACCAGTATTTTTAAGGTATTCTTTTATGGTATTGACTACGTAGTAATATCCGTTCATTTGTTAGCTTTTTTTATTAACTTAATTTCTAAGTTTGATTTTTGTGTTTCAAATACTAAATACGTTAAACATTTTCGTAGGGGAAGTTTGGTAACTTCGTCAAATCTTCCAATGTCTCCTTTAGCGAGAGCATAGAGAGATGAATACCATCCCCATCGTTTTCCAAATTGTGCTTGTTCATCAAAACTTTCATTTGTGGATTCTCCTCCAAATAAGTCAGGGTACTCTTCAATAATTCGTTCCCTAAATGATAAAAAAAAACCGTTGCACCTAAAACAACATCTAACGGTGCGTGTCGCATTACTTCGGAATATGTTATTGAGCCGTTATATTCTTCTATTGAATATTTGTCCGCTACTTTATTTTTAATGGGTCTAAATAACACCGCCATAGCCTTGTGCATTTCTTGCCAGTCGGTTATGTATGTATCTAAGTCCATATACTCCCCTTGTGTCATTTCGTCAAGGTTAGGAATTATACCAAACTCAACACCACCCATTTTAAATCTTGGAATAAGCTTGTGAGACACTTTAAACATTTCGCTTATTGAAGCCGTAATTTCCATTACTTGCTTGTGCTTAATATTTGCTATGTCTCTCAAGTCTACTCCGCAAAAATATTGCACCATCTTTTGATGCAAAAATTCACTTTCTTCATTTTGCTCTGCAATCTTTAGGAATTTCTGATATTGAGCAAGCTTAATTTCACTTAAATGAGTAGGAATATTTAATTCTAGCTTCATAATGTATAAACGTTATTTGTTGTTTTTTGTATTAGTACACGAAATACTTGCCGCTATTGGGATTAGATAGCTGGTAGAATACGTTGTAACGTATGGCATCAATTGCGTGGTTAAAGTTATCGACCACAAGCCCAGATTTTTTATCTGAGTATATGTAATTGTTGAGTTCTTTTCCAATGTTTTGAGAATTAGGTTCTATAACGAGTTCAAAGTCTTGCATCAAAGCAAGCCCAGCGGTAATACTTCCCGCTCCTTTAGCGGTTGCAATAATGTTACATCCTTGAGATTGTAGCTCTGCTATTAGTCTAGGCTCTGCGCTATCTGCAACTATTAAGCTCTTTGCACAAACACGCTTATTTATTTGGGCTATCTCGCTTGTAGTTAGCTTAGGTTTATAAAGATGCTCCTTAATATAAATCTTGCGTTTGGTTTTATCTATCGCTACCTCGACTAAAGTAGTCGGGTCTATCGAGAATCCAAAGTCTTGACCAAAAGAAGTCTGCAAGTTATCTGGGTTAAAAGCACCGAAGCTCCAGTTAGTAAATACAACTCCCTCAGCTTTGTCTAGCCAACCACCTAAAATAGTATGCTCGTATTTACGCTTGTTGTTGCGTTCTAAGGCTTCGATTTGATTTAAGAACGATTCACTAAGATATTCTAAATTGTCTTTATAGGTCGTATGTATGTAAGTCGTATCGCCTTTGGATATTGAGCTACCTTCTTGTACTCCTTTTTCTTCAAAGAATCGATTATAAATAAAATGCTCTTTTGTTGTCGGGTTTAAAATTAAGATAACCCTGTTTTGTCTTTGGCTATTACGAATTGAGAAGTCAATCTTATCAAATACATCCTCGTCTACTAATTCTTCTGCCTCGTCAAGCACGAACGTAGTTACTCCCGATAAAGACTTAAGGTTAGCGGTTTGAGTTCCGCTAGATGTCTTAATTCCCTTAAATAAAATCTTTGAATTTGTACGAGTGTTAATAATCTCGTCTTTGGTAATGTAGAAATCTGATTCTAGTCCAGCCATCTCTATCTTTTCTACAAACTCTGGTA